CGAACTGACCCTCGCTTATCTCGCTTGACTGACAAGACATCATTGTAGATCTCTGCTTCATCAGGCTTGATCTCTTCTTTAAGTTGTTTTTTTGCTTTCTCAAATTTTTTAGCTGTTTCTTCAAACATCATGTAAGCATTAGTAGCTTCAGTAAAACTGTTGCTCTTTGTTACATCTCGTTTTGTTTTGCCATTGATAGGAATGGCATCAGTAATACTTGTTGGTGTATTAATATATTTATCTTCAGGCTCTTCATCATGTACAACATAATCCCAAAAGATCTTTATCATATTTAGCATCTCAGCTTGATACTGTTGACTACTATCTATGATAACTCCATCATATTTATTGCCAAGTATGACAGACAGTAAACATTGTTTTGCTTTGGATATGTACAGATAAAACTGTATCTGTGGCATATAGAAGTTAATCATATTCTCCATAGTATTCATGCTATGAGTATGTTTACATTCGATAATCATATGTTTGTCTTTGTCGTAGCCATCAACTGTACCTTGAAATGGTATGCTACCATACGACATTTCAAATTTTTTCTGTGCTGACCACTCGTAATCAAATGCTCTTTGCGACCACATGAGATTAAAGTTTTCTGTTTCTACACCAAGCAAGACATGAAACTCATGTGATAAATCTACACGACCAATCTTACCAGTTTTTATTTTCCATAGTTCATTCCATTTACCAGACATAAGTGTAACCATATCAGAACCTCTGATATAATCTTCTTTATGTGGCGAAAGACGTAGTTCTACTGCCATTGCAACCTCCATTTCTTGCTATCAGCATAACATATTTATTTAAATATATCAAGTATTTAGATATAATCTTTGTGGGTAGATGACATTCCTGCAGGTTGCAGGTTGTCGTTTTTATCAGGCACAAATAATATTGACTGATAAAATTCATAGTAACTTTTTATCTGCACCTTTCCGTATCTGTCACGATCAGATACTTCTACTGGCACATCTTCAAATCTTTCTTCCATTTTAATCCTCCATTTTTAAAGTATATATATATCTTTCATTTTCATCATCTTTCTCCATGTCATCATGTGATCCGTATTCAGATATTATTTGTTCATGAAGTTTTTCAACAATAGTCATTGATTCACTCAATCTTTCTTGTGAAGCACCCCATTGATGCCAACTATCATCTATATCATTAGACAAGCTGAATTTGGATTCTTTTTCATTTATAGTTATTGTACCTTGAATTTCTACTTGCATTACTTATCTCCTATTGAAGCGATTAGTTTGTTTGATATCAATTCCACCAGTGACTTACGATAGTATAGCTTTGGCTCTACATATTGATAGATCTCTGCCAGTGATGGAAAGAACTTGCTGTTGAGACATATCTTGTGACACGCATCACGCAATATATCTGCAGGTATATGACTTAGTTTTGAGGCATACACTTTTGCTTTGAGTGCCATGTCTCTTTCAGTCAATGCTGATTGTTTGGCAGTACATACCATGACTTCCATGATCCAGTCTTGAATATCTTTTGGATCAGCTACAGTCATAGCCTCTTGCATAGTCTTGATGATAAGATCTTTTTGTCTAGCAAGACTGTCTGCCACTTGTGATATTGAAGGCATCTCCCATCTAAAGAATACAAATGAACTATTGACTCGTTCATTTATCTGACAGTTGAGAGTAGACTCTAGCATAGAATGAATCTTCTTTGTGTATCCGTTGGGATCTGTTCCCCACTGCTGAACGAGAGTTTTTGCGATCGGTCTGTTTGTCACACCATTTGCAATATTCCTGATCCCAGTCTCCTCTACGATACTGGTTGCCAATGTAGAAATGTTTGAAGTATTTAGTTTCTCTGTCATGGTTTACCTCCTTGTATTTGTCCATGATTGCTTGGCTTGGTTGCCAATTATTATTTAAGAGTTTTGAAATCATCTGTCATATCTCCAAGTGGCATAGTTTTTAATGCGTTCCATATTTTATCTGCGTGAACTTTTCTTATACCTATGCCATCATTAAATCTTCTTACAGTTTTGATGTCGCAATTACATACTTTAGTAAAACGATTTAATGAACAACCTCGTTTTTCAAGTAATAAAAGTAATAGTCCTTTTTCAATATGATACATCATTGTACTTACTCCAGTGGTCATTCCAAATTTCTGTAGCAATAGCATCACACCAGTTCTTGTCTGACTGATGCTTGGGTTTCATCTTGTAGTTGATGAATCGCTTGAGTTGTGACACATCATCTGCCATCTCTAGTTGTTGCTCAAGTCCATCAAGCTGTACTACACGATCATAATAATCTTGTAGTTGTTTCTTAACATTACCCATCTTTACCTCCTTTGATGCTAAGTTGTATTTCTGCTATACGAGTTGGTGTTACAATTTTATCATTGCATGATGTGCAACACCACCCATCTTCTGTAATAGGTGAAGGGTTATGACCACCATGCCAAAAGATATGACCATCTTTATCTCGTTGTGGTTCTATTGGTTGGTGACATATTACACACTTTTCTTGCCAATTCATTTGATTAAGTCCTCCATTATTTTATCAGGTATTACAGCAACCCATCTTGGATCACCAGTTTTACGTTTATACAAAGCAATATCTTTTCCTTGCAACACTTTGAAAACACTAGGAAATTTATCTACTGCTCTGTATTTTACCTCAACAATATATTCTTTATCGTTGATAGTTAATTTTAAATCTCCAGTATGTTCACCTCCCAAACTACCTGAGAGGGGAACTTTTTTACAAGCTAACTTCCAAGAACTAAATAATTTTACAAACCAGTTCTCATGATAGTTACCTTTGATTTTACTTTTCGAGGGCATCTACACATTTATCCCTTATAGTTATTAATTGTTTATAAGTATTACTTTTCTTATCTTCTTCTTGCCAGTAAAACTTTTCCTGAATAAATTGCATACTTACTTTGATTGCTATTAGTTCTTCTCTAGTAAACATTTCTTTTTCAGGATCTATTAAACCTTTTACTTCAGCCATGCTCAAAAACTTTTGCATACTTTTATCCTTTCTTTTGAATCTTATGCTATATCGTTCCATTAAAACTCTCCATCATCATTTGATATAGTTAAATATACCTGCAATGCTTCGCACCAACATAGCAAGTTAAATAGTCTAGGTTCAACAATCATACGTTCCCATTGACCTAGTAGTTTTGTTTCAATACCTATCTCCAAAGCTATGTACTCCTGCGAAAGTTTACGTTGCTTTCGCAGTTGTACTAGCTTTGTTATTATAGATTTGTATTGATACTTTACTGTGTTTTTCACAACACTAACTAAAGTTCATGTGTTTGATACTGCTATCATTGAGTACTTCTTCAATGATATCTGACATTTGTAGATCAGGGTGATGTTGCTCCCATATCTTTGTAGTCTTGACAGTCATTTTGTTTATCCAAACCTCACGGTTTTCGTTGCCATATGGTTTAGCCACATTACACAAATGCTCAAACATTTCTCTGTGATCTGATGGGTGTGCAATCCGTGCATAGGTCGTACAGATTGCAAGTTCTTTTGTAGTATATGTAATCAACGTAGCCTCCACTTAGTTGAGTATTGAGTTAGGTCTGTTCATATAGCTTACCATTTTATTGTTACGTTCTACAATAGTTTTGTTGGTGCTACTGACATTCTCAGGGTGTGAGATCCAATGTGTTACTGCATTGTATAGACCCCACTTGTTTTTACCAATGCTTTTTTGGTATTCTTTCCAATGTTGTTGCAGCTTTGCATACTGTGTTTCGTTGCGATACTTGCCATCAACTGTAGGTTTAGGTGTCCAAGTTAGCTTTGAAAACATTGAGTTTGCATCTTGTGTACTTACTGGTGTCTTGTACCAATCACGATATCTTTCTTCGTTACTACGAAACAGATCTACTGATTGCTTTAGATGCTGAAAGTTATACTTGAAGTGACCATTATGTTTGAGCCTGAAGTTAGCAACTGGATCAGGTGTTGTGCATTTATTGTTGCAGAACATTCGTAAACCATCAGCTTGTATCATGACAGACCACACACCATTGTAAGAGTTACGAACTGATATCTGAAATGCAACATAGTCTTGCATTGCAGGATCATCAAAGCATATCTCTTTGAATACTAATCGTGTATCCATCATAGCACCATTGTCTAACATATTTATCTGTGTGACATATGGTGTCTTGAGTGTATCTGCTAAGTCAATGATAGGATCAAGCACTTCTGCATGAGTAACTGGTTTATATGATATTGAATGACTGCCAAGATATTCCATTGTATCTGTACGAACAATCATCATCTTGTCAGGACATTTGACTAGCTTTGTTTCACAGTCATCATCATATGTACCTGCCATTGATATGGTGTCTATTGGAAAGTCATAGTCACCTTGTTTGTCTACGAGTCTTGCGAGTTGTGTCATGTGATTCATTAGAATCTCCTATAGTTGGTTTAAGTGTAGTAGTAGATAGGCTACAATCATAACCTCTGTCCATAATACTAGAGATAAGATTGTATATATAATGTATCCCCAATTCATTTTGGTAGATACAATCTGATGTAACTGACACCATATACTAGAGCTATAAGTCCAATAGTATATATACCCAACCATATAAGAATAGCAGGATCATTGTCAGTAAATTGATATGTAAATAATATTGATAGTGCTGTAACAATACTACCAAGTATAGTACAAAGTATATAAGTCATTTAGTAACCTCCATGTTGTTATAATAATCTAAGTTGTAGTTATGTAGTGACACACAATCAATCAATGCAATGAACTCATTGTGATAGATTGATGCAATCACTACAACGATTGTTAATGTAATATAATTAATCAATACCATGTCAAACTCCAATTCAATACGATAGATCACACGCTAACACATCTCGCTATCACACGCTAGAATCCCCTCACCCTGATCTTGGGGGTGGGTGGGTGGGGTAATAGATAGTGTGATTAGTACGTATGTATGAAGCATATTATAGAGGGATAGTATATGTATAAATAGGTATAGATGTGTTAGTATGTGATAATCATATATATAAAAAGTCTTGTTTGCTTACTTTTAAAAGTAAGTCGCTTTGGTTCTTTGGCGAGTCAAAGAACAGAAAAAAACCCCAAAGAGTATAAACTCTTTGAGGTTAAGGGGAATGTTTATCTAGCTTTCATTCTAGCTTTCATCTGAGCTTTGATGTCTTTAGAATCTGAAAGAACTTTATTACCTTTAGTCTTTTCTTTATGATTTGCAAACCATGCTTGACCAAAGTCTGAAGTTGATTTTCCATCATTCCATTCCCAACCTGTATAGACATGAAACATATCTTGAAGTAGATCAAAGAATATATAACCATTATGTAAAGAAGCTTCAGCTTTTACTATTGCATTTGGTTTAATTTCTTCAGATGAATTTTCTACAACTTGTCTTTCAACAAATTCTTTATTAAGATCAGCTAAGTATTTAGTCTTAGATGCTAAACTCCAAGCTACTTGGTTAACTATTCCACCAATAAGGAAAACTGCATCTTTATTATAAGAATAATTAGTTTCACCAGACATCTTAGTTTTTTGTTCGATTGGTTCGAATTGACGTACATCTAATTGATCGAATAAACTATCTGTGATTTCTTTGATAAGTTGATTTGTATTTTTAGTCTTAGTCATGTTAAACTCCATTTGTTTTTGGTTAAGTGATAGCAGGTTCTTATCGCATACGGCTAGGAAAGAAAGTCAAACAAACTCAGGTGTTAGGTTTCATTAGTGCTTGGCATGACACATATCCCTGAACCCAACAAAGGTGTGTCATACCCAAGCACTTAGGAAACATTACCCACTTCCTTAGTTTGTTTGAGCTATAGCCTACCCAACTTCAGCAACACAGATAGACTTTCTTGACGAGTATGCGAAAAGAAAATGCCACGTACCAAAAACAAATGACGAGTTTATAAATGACTTCCCAAGACTAAAAATATAAATTAACTTATGTTTACTCTGTGTGTATTGTGTGTATCTATTTGATATCATTGAAGAATTAAAATGACCTTGACAAGTGTTTTTATAGTGTTTTACAAAAGGGGGTAAGGGGGATTCTCTTGTTAGATAAGCTAAGAATTACAAAGAAACAGAAGTTACTAATTGATACTATCGTAGCAACTGGTTGTAGTGTCAAGAAAGCTAGTGAGATAGCAGGATATGCAAAGGGTGAATCAGGAAGAGTGACAGCCAGTAAGACTTTAAGACTGCCTCATATACAAGAGTATATGCAACAAAGGGTTAGAGAAAGTATAGGATTGAATGCTACGAAAGCCTCGAATAAGATGTTAGAGCTAAGCAGTAATGCTAAGAGTGAGTATGTTCAGCTTGAAGCCAGTAAAGACATACTGGATAGAGCAGGGTATAAGCCAGTAGAAAAGAGTATGTCGCTGATACAAGGTAATATCAATGTAAGTATAGATCTTTCATAGGAACGAGAGTCATGTGTAATAGCGAAATGTGTCAATTTAGATGTGCGACTGAGTACAGTGTGGTAGGGGGGTTGAAAAAGTATAGGCTCTACTCTACAACACCATGCTTACAAACATTAATGTTCAAAAAGGTTCGATATGGCTAAGACACCTGCATGGCAAAGAAAAGCAGGAAAGAATCCTAAAGGTGGACTAAATGCTAAAGGTCGTGCTAGTTATAAGAAACAAACTGGTGGCACATTAAAAGCACCAGTGAAAAGTGGTGACAATCCCAGACGAGCAAGTTTCTTAGCTAGAATGGGAAACATGAGAGGACCTGAAAGAGATGCTAAAGGCAAACCTACTAGATTATTATTATCGCTTCGTGCATGGGGTGCTTCGAGTAAAGCAGATGCTCGTGCAAATAAAATCAGCAAAGGAGAAAGCTATGCCCTATCACTCAATGAAGAAATCCCCAATGAAGAAGAAAGCTAATGGTGGTGGTCTTACTAAGAAACAAAAGACTTTACCTAAACAGCTTCAGCAAAAAATTATGAAAGCTAAAAAGAAAAAGTAATGGCAAAGAGTAGAGTCAATGAGGCAGGTAACTATACCAAACCCACTATGAGGAAAGCATTGTTTAACAGGATCAAAGCAGGTACGAAAGGTGGTAAGGCAGGACAGTGGTCTGCTCGTAAGGCACAGATGTTAGCCAAACAATACAAAGCAAAAGGTGGAGGCTATAGATG